GTGAGGTTAGAGCCGCCGCCCGAGCCAGCAGCCCCGGCAGGGATGCCAAACGCCAAGGCGACGGTCGAACCGCCATTGCTCGTCGTCGCCGTGACTGTGGCATCGGAGCCAGCGGAGAGCGTCGTGGCGGAAGCTGAGAACGTCGGCGTAATGCCGTTCTGCCCGTTTGTTCCGTTGCTGCCGTTGGCTCCGTTCTGCCCCGGCGTTCCAGCAGGAATCCCGAACGCCAGCGTCAGCGTCGATCCGTTCGTCACGCCGCTCACGGTCGCATTGCTGCCAGCGGCAAGTGTGGTCGTATTCCCTACGACCACATTCGTCGCCGGGCCGGCTGGGATGCCGATGTCCAGCTTCGCAGCGTAGATCGTGCCTGCGTCGTTCTTCACATACGCAGGTGTGCCCGCAGCGAGCGTCGTCGTGCTGTTGATCGTCAGCGTGCCGCTCACGACCGTGGCGTTGCCAGGCGAGATCGTGCCGAGCGAGACATTGACCGCACCGCCATTACCGACAGTCGCATTGACCGTCGAGCCGTTGGAGACGGCGACGTTAGCCGCCCCGGCGTTCGTGACGTTGACGGTGATGTTGCTCATGGTGCCTTTGCGATGAGGTCGCCAGAGACAACCGTGCGAGTCACGCCGGCAGGAGTCACCCAGCGCACAAAATGCCGGTACTTGATCGCAGGCGACAGCGTCACCGTCTGGGCTTCGCTCACGCCCCACGACAGCGTTCCAGCGGCAGCGTTCACGACCGTGATCGTCGGTGTGATCGCCGTGGCACCGACAGCATTGATCGTGCCACCGCCACCACCGAAGAAGCCGTTGGTGGAGACGACGTAGACGCCTGCCGTGAACTGATAGCCCGTCACGTCCACGTCTAGGTCGAGCGTGAAGTTGACTTCGTCAGCGACCACGAACTCAACCGTTAGGTCGCCAGGAAGCTGAGAAAACGTCGGCATGCGTCACGTCCTTCGTTGCGGCATTGTCGCCGGATGTTCTTGTTTTCAGACCGGCTCGGTCAGTACGTGCCGCCGTCAAGCGTCACGTTGTCAATTGAGCCGCCAGTGATCGCCACATTGCCTGCCGACTGCGTTGCCATGCTGCCAAGCCCAAGGTTCGTACGAGCCGCAGACACATCGGCCACGTCCGACAGATTGCTCGCCTTTGCGAGCTTGCCGGAAATGGACGTTGTCACTGTCGTAGAAAACGCAGCATCCGACCCGAGAGCGTCGGCCAGCTCCTTGAGCGTGTCGAGAGCCGCCGGGGCGGCATTGATCACGTTGGAGATCGCCGTGCTTACGCTGCTCTGGGTTGCATATGTGCTGGCCGCCGTTGCTTGTGAAAGGTAGGTCGATGCAGCGGCAGACGTGGTCAGGTAGTTCGACAGGTTGGCATTGCTAATCGCAGAGTCCACGTAGCTTTTGGACGCATACACTGACGGCCCACCGATTGCGATGACGCTGGTGGCAGACCCGCCAGCACCGCCCGTGCCAACGCCAATGAACAGCGTGCCGCCGCCGGCCACGCCTTCGCTATAGGAAAGCTCTGCGTTTTGCAGCGTCGTCGGTGCCGCCGATCCTGTGGACCGCTTGATGCGAATGGTGTTCGCCATGTCAGTAGTTGCCCCCGTCTAAGAGTTGTGGTTCGTTAATTGCGGTGACTTCAGTCCATGTGCTCAGGTTGGCATTGAGCCGCCACGCCTTCTGTGTGTCGATCACCCAGACCAGCATGCCCGCCTCTCGCCTCAGAGCCGGGATGGCGTCCCTCTCGGCTACGTCTGCCACGCTGCGGTAGCCGCCCTTGCCGTACTTTGCCTCGTGCGATGCGTGCGTATCTGTCGTGTCGAACGGCACGACCGGCGCGAGTACGTTGGTGCCTCGAATTTGCGTCATGTGACCACAAGGTTGACGGTGCCAGTGATCGGATACGTGGAACGGTAAATGCCGTAACTCTGTGCCGACTGCCCGGTGAACGTGATCGACCTGGTCGTGGTCTCCCACGCCGAGGACGTCAAGCCGCTGACGGCGAAGACAGGAACGCCGAAACTCGTCGGCAGAACGACGTAGATATACGCAGTCTGTGCGGCGATCATCCGGGTCTGTGCCCGAGTGCCTGCAAGGTCGCTAGAGAGGCTGGCGACGATCTGTGCGTCTGTGATCGTCGTTGCTGCGAACGACCCCCAGAAGCGACGCCTGAGCGTTGCAGGCACGCCCGACGCTTCCGCCGTGGCGACCGTATGCACACGCACCGTCTGCCGGAAAGCGTCGCCATAGTGGAACACCGGCACGCCACGCGGGCTGGTTACGTCATACGTGACGTCCACGCCGTTGAGTGTCTCACGGATCTTGTCGTGCCGCTGCGGCTCGCCGAATGGCAGCGAACCGACCTTGATCAGGAAATCACGGCTTTCCCACTGCTCAACCACGCCGCTCGTGCCCTGCGCCTCAAACCGGCTGCTGCCGACAGTGGCGTTGACCACGCCGTAGTCAGCACCTCGGTAGTAGCGGACAGACCGCGACGCACCCGCCGACAACTGGTCAGCGAGCCAAGCCGCACCGCTGGCGAGTAGGTCGGACATGGGCACCTCGATCTACAAGACCGCCGGCGGCGCGGAAAGGATGAAACGCTGCCGCCGGCGGCTTGCAGTGGGACGGGACAAGATCAGCCGTTCAGCTTCAACGCAACGCTCGCAGCCGCATTGGCAGCCGAGCCAACCGCCACGCCGCAGCGGACGGTGCCGTTGCTGCTGGAGGTCACGACACTGTTGGCGTTGTCCCAGTAAAGGACAGTGCCCGCGCTGATCGCAGTGCCGTTGCCAGTGCCCTTGGCGATGTCCCACACACCAACCGTGGAAACAGAGCCAGCGGCGTTGGCAGCGATGGGCTGCGTGGCAATCGTCAACAGGCTGGAACCGACGAGGACCGGCTGACCAGCAGAAACAGCAGCAGACGGCGTGTGCTCAATCACATCACCCTTCTGGAGATAGGAAGCCATTAGATCACCTGCTTTCTTTGGAAATGGAGAGGTTTGGAATCATGCCGCCGGGCGGGCTTAGGCTCCCGCCCGGCGGTCACGGTTTGTCAGATCACGAAGCGTCAGCCTTCACGCCGGCGAGGTATTCGGCCTTGGCGACGCCAAAGTCGAAGTAGCCACGCATCTGCACGCCGAGCGTGTTGAAGTCGGCTTCAGCCGTCTCAACGATCGGGCTTTGCACGCCGTTCAAAAACGCCACTTCCATCACCGGCATGTCAGCCGGCGAGGCGAGGAGGTAGTAGTCCTCGGCGCTGGAGAGGTAGCTGGTCGAAACGACCTGATACCGACCGGCGAGCACGTTGCGATCCGGGGCAGCGGACGAACCGCCGACCAAGAGCGACGAGCCCATGATCTCGGCAGCCGACAACTCGATGTCGGCGGGCACGAGCAGCACGCGGGGCTCGACAGCAACCGGGTTGCCATCGGGGTCTTTCAGCTTGCGGAACATCGTGGCAATCGCCTTGAGGTTCGCCAGGCTGAGAGCACCCGCCGTGTTCTTCTTGTTGCCACGACCCGTGGTGAAGAACGTCGAATCGTCCTGGAACGAAGCCCAGAAGACGTCGTTGAGCTTCAGAGCACCGCCACGACCGATCCGCTGCGGAACCGCAGTCAGGGCACCGAGGTCATCGTTGATGAGGTCAGTGCGGGTGACGCTCGTCATGATGCCGTAGGTGTCCGCCGAGATGGTCCGCGACTCATCGCTGACGCCAGCGTTCTTGAGTTCGCCGCCGTTGGCGACCTTCTCAAACTTCATGCCGCCGTTGAGCCGGTAGCTCGTCAGCGCCTTGAAGTCGTTCACGCTGCGAACCGCCGAGATGGACCGCCACGAGCCTTCCACGCCGTTGAATCCGGCGAGCAGGAACTTGTTCACGGTGCTCGACAGGATGCCGCTGATGCTGTGGGTAGCCCAAGCAGCAGCGAGGATCGGACGCAGGGTCGCGGCGGAGATCCGACGCGAGCCGGTGTAGCCGCCTTCCTCAGCAGCCGAGAGCAGCACTTCGCCGAGGCTCGTGGTCCGCTGGATCTTGCCAGCGGCTTCGAGGGTCTTGGCGTCGTACTGCTTCTCGACGTTCGGCAGGTTGCCCTGGAGGGCGAACGCAGCCTCAATCACTTCGGGCGTGCGAGCGGTCGGCTGCGCCATGTGAACGGCAGGAGCCGCAGGACGCTCGTCGCGGGTGGCGATCAGCTTTTCCATCTGTTCGACTTTCTTCGTGAGAGACGCGATCACTTCGGTGTGATCGACTTCGGGCTTGGTCTCCACGGCGACGCTCGCCGTGACTTCCACCGGCGTCTCAACGACGTCGGCAGGCTTCTGGTTGGCGTCATCCGCCATGGGAACCTCCTCGGCAGCGTCTTCGGCTGCGATTGATACGGTCGTGGCCCCGTCAGCGCCGAGCGTCACAAACGACGTCTCTCGGAGTGCCGAAGCCTTGACCACTCGAACAGGCCCAACGTGAGCCTGACCGTTGACGGTGGTGACGCCTTCGGCGTCGATCTTCTGGTGCCGACGAACGTCAGCACCTACGCTCGCCTGGAACTGGTAGCCCGCAGCGGCGAGTGCCATCACCTGGCGTGCGTTGTCGTTGTCAGCGAGGATCTCGCCTTCAACGATCAACTGCCCAGCTTCGATGAACGGGCGACCCTGCCCGAGGATCGACCCGAGCGAGTAGTCGTGCCCGAGCACCACCGGCACAGTCGCCGGCAGCTGCATCCCAGCCATGTCGATAACGACCGGCTCACGGCTCCAGCCCTGACGGATAGGAGCACCCGTGTAGGCGACGATGCGAAACTTCTTGCCAGCCGGTGCCGAATCACCTTCGGCGGCTTGCAGGAACGTGACGCCAGAATCCAACTTGATTGCGTTCATTGGTTTTCCTCTACGGGGTCTCCGTTCTCGTCAAGCTGCCCGCCGTAGTTCACTTCCGGCGTCAGATCGACCCAGAGTCCGAGTTCCTTCATCAACGCCACTTCGGCGGCACGCTGACGCAGTTCGACATCCCACTGCTTGCCAGCCTTGGCGTATTCACTCGCCAGCGTCGTCGTGTGCGTCCGCAGGCGTGTCTCTGCGGCGTTGGCTTCCTTGGCCGGGTCAACGTGTTCCTTGCCGTCCCACTGCCACGACCAATCCCACTCGCTGAACGGCGGGATGCCTTCAGGTAGAAGCCCTGCCAGGGTTGCTTCGTTCACCCACGCCGCAAGCAGACGGTCGAGCATCCGACGCTCAAGATCGTCACGCATCACGCGCTGCGTCGTGGCATAGACCTGATGATCCATGCGGCCCGAGGCGTAGTTGTAGGACGACGAATCCAGTGCGGCGACGTTGAACGGCAGTTGCAGGCAACGCCCCAACTCTCCCAGAAGCTGACGCACGAACGCCGGGAATTGCGTCGTCGGCTGCTCTGCCTTCAGTTGCTCGAACGTCCAGCCGTCAGGAAGCGTGACCATCGTCCGCTTCTCAATCGGCATCTCGGCGAACGCTTCAACCTCGTCCACCTCTGCGGCGGGTGAGTTCGTTCGCAGGAAGCCTGCGAAGTCGGCGGCAGTCTCGGCAGCAGCCACGACCGCTTCGGTGTAGCGGCGAAGCTGGGCGAACAGCTTGAGAGCCGGCGCGACTTCAGGAACGCCACGATGCTGCCCAGGCCGGATGGGCCTGAACCAGTGAACCATCTGAGCCGCCGGAACCCGCTGGTAGTTCAGTGCGTTGACGTGGTAATTCGCACCAGGGTGGTACGAAAGCACCTGATAGGCGAGCACGTTGCCCGAGGCGTCGAACTCAAGCCCATCGACAATCGAGCCATCGACGGTGACGCTAGGCGTGACGGACTGCACCGGCGTCGCCACCATCTCGGCTTCCACGAGCCGCAGGTCGAGTTGCACGCCCGGCAGGCGAGGGTTTGAGATCATCATGGCGAACGCTTCGCCGTCTACCACGAGAGCCTCACGCATCGTGCGGAGCTTCGTCGCCAGATCGACTTGCCACGACCAATCGAAGAAGAGTCGTTCCGCCACCCGATCCGCTTCAGCGTCTCCGCTGTTGAGTTGCAACCTTGGTCCGGTGCCGATCAGGTCGTTGGCGAGCGTTGCCGAGATTCCGGCGAGATACGAGTTGTTCGCACGCTCATAGCGAGCACGATTCCGCATCGTCCGACGCTTCTCAGGCGATAGAGCCGTATCGGCAGCGAAGGCGTCAGCGTTCGCCCAGTGCCGCCGGTCGTCGCCCATCTCTGCGGCGTCGAACTTCGCACGGACGTGCACCGGCACCGCCACGTTCTGCGGCTTGCGTCCCGGCAGCAGCCTGCTGAACAAACCCATCAGCCAGCCCCCGGCGGGATGATCTTGTTGAACCGCAGCCCACGGCGTGTATTGCCGCTGCCGCTCGCAGCACGGGCAGACAAATACTTATCCGCCTCGATCATCGAGGCGACATCCTGTGCCTCAACTTCGCCAGCGTCGGTACGCACCCGCTTCGGGCCGGATGCAACATCAGCGATCTTGTCGCGCAGTTCGTCGCTCATAGAGCGTGACGCTACGGCAAACACCGCACGAGTCAGACCGGGTATGCCGTCAGACGTGAACCCAATCGGCACCGTCGTGCATGTAGCGGTGCACGTCAGCAAACCCAAGGCGGCGTGCGATGCCTTCTGTGTGCTCGCTGAACACGGCGATAGTTCCACGGCGATCAAGCGTGCCGTGTGCCACAAGTGCCGCAGATAATGCAGTTGCTACCCCGCAACGCCTGTGACGTTCGTCAACCCATTGCTCAAGCGTCTGCATCCCACGCCAGACGTGCGAGCACGCCCAGCCAACTAGACCGTCGTCACGGTGGCACAGGGCGACAGGCGTGACATTGCTTGCATGCCCTTCCAGCACGGCGGTTACTTCCTGCTGCCATTCGCTATCCTCGTGCGTCATTCGCAGCTTGATAGCCAACAAGTCACGAGGATGAACGCCGTCCAGCGCAAGTACGGAAATCATTTCAGCCTCTTCACTTGAATCACTTTCTTGCCATTCGGGCCGGTCGGGATTGTCACCTTTTTCCGCTGGCGTCCACCCGCCTCAGTCGCCACTGGTTGCACGCCTGCAATCGACGCCGCCACCGCACAGCCAACGAGACAGTCCCACCAATGATTCTCACGCCGGTTGTCTAGCTTCCACTCGTCCACGACTCTGCCCCGAGCCTCAGTCCGCACCGGGTATTCGCTGGTCAGGTGCTCGATGAGCATGTCGTGCTCCCCGGCGTGAAGCGTGATAGCTTCTGGGTCGCCCATCGCCAGACGCAGGCGAGCCGCCGAGAACGTCTTCCAGAAGTTTGTGTCGTAGACTCCGTAGCGTTGATTCGTCGCCGTCTGCCGCATCACCCAGTTGAGTCCGATCTTTTCGCCTCGCCCCTTCTTCTCGGTCAAGCTGCCACCGCTGGCACCGATACCCTTGCCGTGAGATGGCAGCAGCATCGCTGCAAACGTCGAGCGACGGCAGAACGTCCGCACCGTCTCGGTGGACTGCCCCCAGTTGGCGTCAATGAGCACCTGACGCACACGCATGGCGACGCCGTCTTCACGGCTCCAATCCTTGCCGAGAAGAATCTGCGTAAGCGACTCCAACCCCGCCGACAGCGCCGCCTCGAACCCGGCACCCTTGGACGAAAGTGCCAACGTCTTCTTTGCGTTCTTCGCTTCAAAGAACGTGCTGGCTTGGTCGGGATAGGTGCCGTAGGCGACGACGTGACCGCCGAAGGAATCGCCCCACGATGCGACGAGCCAGTAGAGCAGCCGATCCTGCACGTCGATGAACGCCGTGAGCGTCTGGTGGGAAAGTGGGATTTTCCCACGCTCGAGATTCAACGCTCGAGCAGCCAGCGACCGCTTGTCCAACTTCTCACTCGAGATGTCATCCGCCAGCGGTGCGTTCTGATACTCGGCTTGGAACGCAGACTCTCCACGGTCAATCCGCAGATTCCACGCATGTTGGATGGCGCTCAACTCGTCGTCATGTTTCCGCTCAGGC